AGAAAATAAATGAGATGCAGGAATCAGCTACGAAGGAGAAAGCTGAAGTAGAATTATTAAAACTACATCCTGATTTTGTGGACATTCGTGAGGATGATGACTTTCATAACTGGGCTGAAGAGCAACCAAAGTGGGTGCAGAAAGCTTTATATGAAAATGATGATGACGCAATGTCTGCAGCCAGAGCTATTGATTTATACAAAGCTGATAGAAATATTGGCAAGAAAAAGACAAGCTCAAAGGATGCAGCACTAGCTACAAATCCAAAGTCAACACGCACTAAACCTCAGACTAACGAGGAGTCTACATATCTAAAGGAATCTCAAGTACAGAAGATGTCATCGCAGGAGTATGAGAAAAGAGCCGATGAAGTCATGGAAGCTATACGAAGTGGTAAATTTGTTTATGATGTGTCAGGATCAGCAAGATGAGTATAATATATAAACCAAAAAAAGAAATGGAGTTGTTTGCTCCTTTTGGACCTACTATGGGATACTTTCGTATGCCATACGAATTGGTTGAGAAGTTAAATAGTAAAATGTCTGATAAATTAAAATCTTATGCAGACAATCTGGTGGGTAAAGTATCTGAAGAGTTGGCTTTTGATGAAGAGATACTTGCAATAGCACAAAAAGGATTGGGACAATTTGTAGGTCAGTATCAAGCTTATACAGACTTTCGTAATTCTATGGGTGTTAAAAAACCTGATACAGATAAATTTGACTACGGATTACAGATAGTATCTGGTTGGTTTGTACGTCAATTTGAAAATGAATACAATCCATTACATATTCACACAGGTTCTCGACTGTCTTGTGTGGGATATTTAAAACTACCAGAGGGAATAGAAGAGGAGTGGGAAGAAGACTATAAAGATCAT